CCGAGAAGAAGAATCGTGACCATGCAAGAAATCGTGTCTCAAGGTGTGGGTAGTGATCTTTTGCCAATAGCCGCCGTACACATCCCGGCTGGACAGGCGGCCCTGCAGGTGGTGCAAGATGAGTCCGTCGCCTAGGTAAATGGCAGCGTGATTCGGTACAGGCGATGCGACTTGCATCAGCAGGACATCGCCCGGATTCATGCCGGAGGCCTCCAACACATGGAAACCTGCGCCAGCGAAGTTGTCCAGGTACAGGTTCCCGCCGCGCTTCCACCACTCGTCAAAGCGTGCGAAATCTGGCAGGTCAATGCCGCGCTCCTGGGCGTACCAGTCCCGGATCAGCGAGTAGCAGTCGAGCACACCATGGGACCATTCGCGCCCGACCAGCGGTGCGGCATAGCCTTGCGGGTGCAGTTCGGTCCATTGCCCGGAGGGGAAACTCACGATGAACCAAGGCAGCCCCGTGGCTTCGCAAGCCACCCGGTCGGCCTGGCTGGGCTCAGGGCTCAAGTTGGGGTGGGAATGAAACACCCCCACGATCTCGCCAAGCTGGTCTGCGCGCACATAGTCCTCGGGGTGGATCACGAACTGGTCAGTTCCCACACCGATGTTGCGGCAGGGGACATAGGTCTCACGCCCTTTGCGGATGACCAGCAGGCCACAGGCCTCCCGGGGAAACTCCCGAGCAGCATGGGCCAGCGCCAGCGTCTGATTAACTTCAAGCATCACCGTATCAACCCCGCTGCAGGAAACCCGCCAAAGGGCAGCTCGGCGTTCGCCCCGAAGCGCTTCTGACAGGACACCAGACGTTTGCCGCAGGCATCCTGCGCTCGTGAGCTCACGGTTTCGTCATTGGCGTTGAAGTAGGCGGTGCCGGTGTAACCACATTCAGAGCCACGGTAGAGCCAAGGGCAGACGTTTTGCACGATCTGTCGCCGGGGCAGAGACACCCCTTCCAGATCAAAAGCTGCGGCCAGCTCAAACTCGACCACATCCCGGGTTTCACGCGACTTGCGGTCAATGAAATACACATCGTCGGCAAACTCGGCTGAAGGATCGGCCGTGGAGTTGGCGCCTGAGGCGAAGTTCACCGCGTCCAGGTACTTCAATAGCGTTCGCTTGCGGGTGACCTTGGCCCCGACCAGGTCTTGGTAGGACAGGATGAGCGCGGTGATGCTGCCTGTGACGTTGGCCACCTTGAGCTTGGGGCGCGGCACCTGACCGTTGCCATTGAACTCGAAGCCTTCGGCTTGAACGGGAAACGGCTCGTAGGTATTGCCCTGCCAGACCACCTGACGGCGCAGTTCATTGGTGCCTGCGTGAAACCGCACCACCCCCTCGCTGAAGAGAGACAGGTCCAGAACAAAGAGCTCGATGACCGCACTCGGGGCCAGTTTCTGGATCTCGGAAGTGATAGCTTGAGATGTCATGAAAGATCAAACACCTGCCTGAAGGTGGCGTGGATGTTTTCCAGATTGGGTTCTTCGATGCTGCGGCTCCATTCCTCACAGAGGAACTTGCCCACAATGCCGCTCGGGGTGGTCCAGTCAAAGGACTGCACCGCGCCCCGTGCGCGCAGAAAGTTGTCGATCGCAGCTGCTTCTACCGTGGACTTGCCCCGGAACTCGAGCGACCAGACCTCTGGCTGGGTGTTGATGCCGTAGGCCAGGCGCTGCTCATAACCATCTCCAAAGGAGACCTTGCGGACATTGGGTTTGACGGTGAGGGATGCCCCGATCGAGGCGATCCATGTAAATGTCGCCATGCAAATCCTTCAATGCGTCACTGCCGACGCGGGTCCAGCAGGCCACCGGCCCGCTTCTGGTTGAGCAATTCCTGACGCACCGCACTGGAAATCGCCCTGCCCAGTTCCTTGCCTTCGCCTGCATTGGTAGTCACCCCGCCCTCGACCACATTGACCGAGACGTTGAAAACGTCCCCGCCCCCGGATGAGGATTGGTTCATGGTCACGGGGATCGAACGGCCATCTGGCAGCGGCACATAAGCCTCGGCCATCGAGCCCTCGCCAAAGACCGCGAGCTGCGGCGTGGTGGCCACCCCGCCACTGGCGTATGCCCGCAGCGGCAATGGCCCCGACGAGGTCATCACCCCGCCATCGGCAAAGCCGAACAGGCTGCCCAGCGCCTTGGCCATGGGCAGCGTGACCGCGCGCTGGATCTGGATGCGGATCAGGTCCGAGATGATGGAGGTGGCCAGCGACTTGAAGTCCAGCTTGCCAGTCATCACGAAATTGGTGAGCGCATCTGTCATACCGTTGAAGGCCTTGGTGGTCACTGCCTCCATCTGCTTGCCCACCTGCTCGGTTTCTTCACCGAGGGTACGCAGCGCCTTGGCAAACCCAGCGCCTGGATCAGACAACTCCAGCGCCCGTTGGCCCAGGAGCTTCGCGCCATCGGCCGCCTGGCGGGCGGCTTCTTCGATACGCCTGAACGACTCGGCCAACTTGTCATTGCCTGGGGTGGCCTCCACCAACTCCCGGGCCTTGGCTGCAAAGTCGGCCAATTCATCAGCACTGGACTTGCGGGCATCGGACAAGCGCCTCAAGGCATCGATCTCGCTGATCGAGCCCGTCTCGCGCAGTACCTTGATCTGCTCCTCGGTCGAGCGCAGCTGACCCTGGCTCCTGGCCACCTGCTCCTGCAGGTCCTTGAGCGTTTCGCCCGGCAGCTTGATCTCGCGCTCGAGATTAGACTGCTGGGCCTCGCGCTCGAGCTTTTCTCGGCGCAGGGTGATCTCCGAGAGCTTGTCCTGGAGTTTGAGCTTGTCCTGGGTGGTCTTGGCCACGGTGGCCAAGCCCCGTTTCAGAATTGATTCTTCCTGCGCATACAACTCGCCCAGGCGATCCGTGAATTCCTGCTGAGCGTTCAGCCGTGCCTCGCTGGCCTCCTTGTAGCTGATGTAACCCTGCCCCTCGTACAGGTCGATGATCTTTTGCCGGTCCTTGAGCAAGCCCGTCTCTACATCCGTCAGCCCTTGCAGCTGCTTGATGTCACTCTCGATCTTGGCCATGGCCGCAGCAGTGAGCGCGCCCGTGGCCGAGTTGTAGTTCAACTTAGGCTTGGCCGCCTCACCTGCCGCCTCGGTCTCGCCCCGGTTGATGGCATCAAAGCGCTCCTTGACCGCGTCGGCCAGGAGCGGCATCTTCCACAAGTCAACGTAGGTCTGGTTGGCCTTCTCAACGATCGCATTGCGTTTTTCCAGTGCGGTCTTGAGGGTGGCCTGGTTCTCTTCGGAAAACGGGATCAGACCCTTGCCACCGGCCAAAAAGGTGCCGAGCAACTCGATGTCGGCCCAGACCGCCTCGAAGCTGCCCATGACCGCCTTGGCCATCTGGATCACACCGCGCAGCGCATCAATCACGATGGCAATGCCGTAGGCCGTGTCCTGCGCCCAGGTCTTGAGCGTGCCGTCATCACGCAGCTTGACCATGGCTTCTGCCGTGTTGTGCGTGCCCAGCATCACGGCCTTGAGCTCACCCACAAGTTCTTCCAGCGCTGGCAGCGCCGCCGTCACGATGGTTTGGGCCACGAAGTTGTGCTCGGCCCGCATCCGGCCCATGGCCTTGGAGGCTTTTTCGGCCGACTCGATTTCTGCTTCGGTCAGCCGAATGTTCAGATCCTGGTTCGCGGCCAGGTCCTTGAGGAAGGGCAGCAAGCCTGCACCGGACTTGCCGAAGAGTTCTAGCGCAATGGCCGTCTTGCCCGCCCCGTCCTCGAAGTTCGAGAGCTTGAGGGCAATGTCATTCATGACCTCAGCCGGATCACGCAGGTTGCCCCCTGCATCCTTGGCCTTGATGCCCAGAAACTGCAGGGCCTGTGAGGCCCCCTTGGTTTCATCATCGACTCCTGCCAGCCCTTTGGAGAGCTTGGTCAGACCCACCCCGATCTGCTCCATGGCCACACCTGAAATGGTGGCCACCGGTGCAAAACCGGACAGCGCCGTGGCGCTCGCTCCGGTCTGCTCGGCCAGGTCCTGCAGGGCGGCCACAGTTTCGAGCGTGTGCATGACCAGCTCTTTGAGCGCCCCCACCGATTCCACGCCAATGGCGATGGCAAAGGTGGTCTTGGCGACTTCGGCCACCTTCTCCAGGGAGCCACGCATGGATTCAGCGTGACGCTCCAACAGCAGCGCACTCTTGCCTAAATCCTCCCGGAAATCGGCCGTTTCCGCTGCGAGTTTAATCACCAGGGAGCCGATATCAGCCATGTTGCTTGCCTACGTTATGCGCGAACTTTGTGCGCGAACATGGCCTTGAAACGGGCCACATTGAGCTGGGTTTCATCTTGGGGTTGGGTAGCCTGGGGTTTGTCCAGGAAGGGCATGAAGTCCTCTGGCTTGAACGGACCCGCATCCTTGGCCCGGTGGGCGTTGGCAAAGGTGGAGGCCACCACACCGGACCTGTAATCAGCCCGATAGTCCCCAAAGGGCTCGAGCTGGTAGTACGCCATCCACTCGGTCAGCTCGTCCGAGCCCATCGATGCAAGCATCTCGCGCACCGGCAGGCCCAAAGCCAGCGCCAGCCGGAACACAAAGCGCCGCGAGGGATGGGCGATCAGT